CCAACGACCTGCAGCTTGGCTATCCGGTTTCAAGTCCGTTTTGGGGAAGATCTCAGCATATATGGGATCGGCAATGAGATCTCGGACCTTCCTACCAAATCTTACAGCAAGTTCCGTGTTCATGGTAGCCTGTATTATTTTTAATTTTGGATTACGTCCCAGGAACCATGAAGGCATTAAATAGGAGGCTAATTCTGATTTTGAATGTCTAGGAGGCATGTTGATGATCAAACGCTTCAAGTTACCCGAAGCAATGTCCTCGAGCTTTTCAGCAATGACCCTATGATGGGTACCCTCTATAAATCCATCATACACATGCTTGGCGTAGTCTAGAAATTTAGATTGGGCTGACTCACGGGTTTCAAGTTTCCTCTGCTGTTGCTCTAGTAACAGGACTTCTTGTAACACCTCTTTGGGCAAAGCTTCATAATTCATTCCGGAATGATAATACATTTGAATGAAAAAATCAATGCTACAACTCATCCCTATTCTTCCGGGCCTCCTCCGTCAAATATTGGGGGTGGGGGGTCAAAAGAAAATGAAACCTATTTTTGGAATTCTATCAGTTACCCCTTTTCCCTTAACCAAGGGCTTTTTGTTCATGGTTCAAGTTTCATTGATGCAATAACAATTTTTCTTGCTTGTTCAATGCAATCTTTTAAGGGTGCAATTATCAATGGTTCGGGTTTTGGGGTGCTTGTTGCTTGGCTCATGGCTATTAAATAAGCGTCAAACAAAACTAGATCATTGGTCAAGGGTGCATTTTGCAGGATAAAAGAAACACCATTAAATCTATTATAGTTTATATTCCAAGCAATTTGCGACTTCTCAAGCTTAAATGATATATTATCTTTTATTGTCTTATTTCTTTTTATACTTGTTTTAAGCTCAATTAATAACGGGATAGTTTTATATAATAAATACAAATCTGGAAAGCCAGAAGAGTTTAAACCATTCTCAATATTTTGAACAAAGCAATCTTTTGGCAAGTTTTGCTTTATGTATTTAGAAAAGTTTCTTTCAGTCATATTTTACCCTTTAATTGATATAAGATTTTATTATATGTCTTATCATAAAATGTGATACGCAGCTTCCTATATAAAATTGATTATAATAATAATTTGTTTTATTTTCAGTTTTTTCCAAGAAAAATGCCCCGTCAATTTTATTATATATAGAAGATAGTTTAATAAATAAAGTTTAATTTAATTCCAAGAAAAATGCCCTGCCAATCTTACTATATATAGAAGATAAATTAATAGAGGAAATAGACAAAATGCTTAGATGTACAAAATGTAAAGAATTAACACTAGAAGAAGAATTATATTATAATAATGAAATTGAAAAGTTTCCTTTTCAATTCGATCAAGTTCAATTTGAATTTAATAACGATTTTGAATTTTTATGTGTCGAATGCTACGAAGAAGAAATAAGAAGTGATTACACAAAAAACATTGAATAAAAGCTATAGTACAAGCCAAAAACGTCAAAACAAAGTTTTATGATAGATCATAGCTTAAATTGTTAATCTCTTCATATAGGGCTTTATGGGCTTTTATAAGTAGTATTAATTATTATGGGAAATTATAAGATTAAATTAGGTGATATAAGAAAAGCATGATATCAATAGTTAACTTTTTAAGAAATAAAAAAATTTAGGGGAATAATACTAATGACTTATAAAAAATATAACGTAACTAAAAAAGATCATTACCAAGAAATTACAAATGCTTTTATTGAATTGTTAGAAACTGAAAAAGGTAATTTTGTTAAAACGTGGCAAGCTAACAGTTTAAACGGACACTATAACATTATTAGTAAAAAAGCTTATCAAGGTACTAATGTTTTTACTACGGCTATGAGTAGCTTTAAAAACGGCTTTAAATCTAATGAATGGGCAAGCTTTAAACAATGGGAAAAGAAAGGGTTTAAAGTAAATAAAGGCTCTAAAGCTACCTATATAATATATTTCGAAGCAATCGAGAATAAAAAAGAGCAATTGAAAGGAATAGAGAAAAAAATAATACCTATGATAAAAGGTTTAGCTATTTTTAATGCTGATCAAACTAGTTATAAAAACAGTATTGAATATTTAAATCATTTAGAGGGTTTAAAAACTGTAGAAGATTTAACTGTTTTTAATAATGAAAGAATTGATAATTTAGTTATCAATACAAAAGCAATTATCAAACATGGGGGCAATTCAGCATTTTATAGCCCTACTGTTGATTTTATCCAAATGCCTAACAAATCAAGCTTTAAAGAAATAGAAAATATTTCTAAAGAAGTGGGTTATTATTCAACTCTATTACATGAGTTAAGCCATTGGACTGGAAGTCATAAAAGACTTGATAGAAAGATTTTTAATAGGTTTGGTTCTAATGGGTATGCTTTTGAGGAATTAGTTGCTGAAATATCAAGTGGCTTTTTGTGTACTATATTAGAGCTTGTTAAACTTCCCACCCCAAACCATGCAAAATATATTAATAATTGGTTAGAGGTTTTGAAGAGTGATAAAAAAGCAATTGTAAAAGCTTTTTCTTTAGCTCAAAAAGCAAGTAATTTTATTTTAGAATTTGAAGAAGTAGAAGAAGAAATAAAAGAGGTAGCTTAATTTAATACCCCTTTTAAGCCCCTATAATGGGGGCTTAATGGGGGCTTTAAAAAAGCTCATAAGAAACTATAACAATTTTAATTAAGGGGGTTAATATGCAATATCCAATTTTAAGAAAAAGGCTTAAATTACCAAACTCATTAAGACAAGTTGAAGAATTAACTATTAATATAAAAGACTTAAAAAAAGCTTTAATATGGAAACCAGAAAGTACAAATTTCTGGAAAGTTTCCTTGTTTTTAAAATATGGCATTGCTGATAGTTGCCAATTTGAAAATGAAGCTGAAGATTTTAAAACTCAAAAAGAAGCTATAAAGTTTGTTAAAGAAGATTTAAAAATAGAATATTATATACAACGTGAAAGAAGTTTAAAAAATTTACGAAAAAAATGGGGGCTTAATTAATGTTAAAATTTTTAATATTATATTCAAAAGGTTTGATTATATTGGGATATACAATTGCAGGGCTTTTTATAATTGATCTTGCAGAAACTAAAATAATTGATATGGATTTTATTGATTGGCTTATTTGCTCTATTGGTTCAATATTTATCTTTTTTTCTATATTTTTATTATATGTTTTTAGTTCGATTAAAAGGGGGGTTTAAAATGCAAGTATTAAGATTAGATAAGCAATTAAAAAAAGCTAAAGAGAAAAATCAAGAAATAAAATATAAATTTGACGATGCAATAGAAATAATAAAAGATTTTTATATGTTTATGTATGAAGACGAAAACCATTATTTTTTTAAACATCAATTAACAAAAGAATATATAAAAATTCAAAAAGATATCGGAAGTAATTTATTTGTTTAAGTATATGGGATTTTATATTATACTTTGTTTAATACTCTTTTTTAAGCCCTTTAATTGGGGCTTAAATGAAAGTTTTAAATAATACGATTAAAGGGGGTTAATATGTTAATAAAAAAACTAAATTATCATGAAAGTAATTTAAATGGGAAATTATACAAATTTAAAGCAATTGGAACTAATACAACTAAAAATAAGTTTTGTCATGATCGATATATAATAGCATTAGAAAAAAATAGAATTGCTCAAATGATTGTCGATATATGTGGGGTTTGTTATTCTCAAAAAACTTTAAAAGGGTTTAGAAAAAATAATCAAAAAGCATTAGACAAAAATGAAATATTTGCAGAGAAGTTATTAAGTGAAACTGATTTAAAACAAATATTTATAATCCAATCTTTTTATAGATTTGATCATCACGGGGAATTACTAACTGAAAAATGCAATGATAAAGGGGAAGTAATAAAAATATTTCCTAAATTTAACATGATAGAGAATTTTTGTAGAATTGCAGAATATAACCCTCATTGTAGTTTTGCTTTATGGACTAAAAGAAAAGATATAATTTCTAAGTTTTTCAAGAATAGAGTTAAACCAAAAAATTTTATTATTGTTTATTCTAGTTTAACTGTAGATAAGGTTATTTATAAAGTACCTAAATATTTTGATAAGGTATTTAATAACGTGAATAAAGACTATTTAAAAGAAGAACAAAATTGCACGGGTCAAAAATGTATTGAGTGTTTAAGATGCTATAAACATTCTAATAAGCAAGAAGATAATATAATAATAGAAAAAGTGAAATAAAGGGGGTTTAAATGTTAAAAAGATATTTAATTAATAAAGTTAAAAAAGAATATGCATTTATTAAAATGGATTGCTTAGAACAATTTATAAATGAAATTGATTTAAAACATTTTTCAATAATGGAATTACTAACAATCTATAATAAATTACATGGGGAACAAAGTTTAGATAAATTAAATAAAACTTTTGGAAAATTAAAAATTCCGAATGAATTATTTGATTTTAAGACTGAGTATAAAAAAGAATTTAAACTAACTACAAAAGAAGTAAAAGAAATTGTTAAGGGGGCTTAAAATGACTAAAAAACAAATAGCAGAATGTATTATAATATTTTTATTAGGCTTATTTTTTACAATTGGTTTTATTAATCCAATATCTAAAAAATATACATTTTGGAATTTAATTTATATTACAAAAGATATTTATAAATAATATTTTATTTTCTTTTACTTATGGGATTTTCTGTTAATATAAATTAAATAAATAAAAAGGGGTTTTAAATGATACCGATTAAAAAACAAAAAAATGGCTTTTATAGTTTTGGTAAATATAAAGATTTAACACATTCCGAAGCTACCGAAAAAGCCCGAAAATACCGAATAGTTGCTAAACAAGTAAGACCGAATGAAACAGTTAGAACTTATTAATTTAGGAGAATAAAGTAATGATAAAATTATCAGATAAGTTTCAAGAAGTTGAAATATTTATTGGAGAAAATCTATCTAAGAAATCTAATACCGAAATATTAAAGCAAATAGAAAAAAAGTTTAAGTTTAATATTTTTGTAGATCATGCAAAAGATTTGCTTGAAGAATTTAAAGAAGATATCCGATTAGACCGAAACTCATTATATAAGGTTGACTAGATCAGATGATTAATGTTAAATCAATAATGCAGGATATGGCTAATTCAGGAGCTTATATTTTTGCCCAAGTCGGAAATGATATTTTCCTCCCCCTTATCATTTCCGACAACTTTATAGTCGCCATCAATAAAAGCAGATGGATGTTTTTTCCGAATCTCCGAAAGTCTAGCTATTATTTCTTCTCGGCTAAGACTATCAAGTTGATGAATTACTGTGTTTTGCCTATTGTCAGTTGTAAGACCACCCAAAGCACTTCTTATTTTTTCCGAATTAATCGCAGAGCTATATTGTTGGGCTTCTTCAGCACCCCGACTCAAATCCGAAAGTCTTTTAAGTTGCCCCATAAGAGTGACACCATATTTCTTTTCTCTAATTTCACGGAGTTCTTTAAGATGTTCAGTAACAAGAGGGAAATCTCGACCATTAAGAAGAAGACTAGCATGTTTATTTGCTTGCCCATGAGAATAGCCCGATTGTCTAGCACATTCCGAATTGGAATAAATTCCCTCCATAATGAGTTCACAAAACTTCTTTTGTCTATTTGTCAGAAACTTTTCTTTTGGCATAATAAGTTTACTATAGTGTTTCTACCATATTATTTCAACTTAAAAACAAAAAGAAATGGCTTTGAACAGACTCGTAAGTGTAGAAAGTGTACCATAAGTGTAGAAAACAACTCTATACCTCATAAGGGTTTAAACCCCTTTTCTACACTTTCTACACTTTCTACACCTATATTTGAAAAAAAAATAATTTTAAAAAAATATGGTGGGAACACTATAGTAAAATCTTTTTTGTTGACAATGTATGGGATTAAATTATAAATAATAGGACAAGGGAGGATAATTGTATGAAACAGAAAGAACTACCAATGTACCATGAACCATGTTTCGAGGACATTATAACAAAGAGAACCATTCAATGTTTAAATGAGGGTTATTTCACTAATTGGAATAGTGCTTATTTAGCAATGACTGAATTCTTACAATTTGAAATAAAAACTGAAAGAGAGAAAAAAAATGCAGAACTTTGAAAATCCAATAGACGAGTTAAGAGAAAACTTAATCAAAGCTTTCAAGCCATTTGAAAATTATAGAAAGAAAATGGAAGAGCATTATGAAGAGTTTGGAAGAGCATCTGAAAGACCACCTTTCGGAGAAGCAGTTTTAGAAATTGAGGGTTTAGTAAACGAAGAAGTCTCAAAGTTGGTTAAGAATAAAGAGCTTGAGTTAGCTCATAAATTAAGAATGTGTATGAAGACTTTGAAAGTTGGTTATTAATATGGATGCTTTATGTAAATTGCATAATATTTATGTTCAATGGGGGTATGCCAATGGCATATCTCCTTTACCTAGTGCTGACGATTTGAGATTTGATTACATTAGTGAGAAGAGAAACAAAGGTCACAAGACTAGATTAACTTCCGATCAATTTGGTTGGTTACTTAGATTCGGTAGAATTTGGGATATTGCTGAAGATCATGAAACTGATAAGGGAAGAACGGATGAAGAAAACATTAGAGATTTATGGGATGATTATCTTATTACAGATAAGAGATCATTCAATGAATATTTTTCTGAAGAACACGGAATTACTTGTGAAGATTCTATTACGTTTAATCAAATGAAAAATTTATGTGAAAAACTTATTGGAGAAAAATAATGAATATAACATTAAAAGAACTACAGAATGCAATCAATCATTTAAAACAAAATGATGAGTGGAAAAGTGATATGCAATCAGAATCAGAATATCATGGTGTTCTTATGGGTTTAAATATGATTGTTTCCCACTTTGAAAAATTAAAAGTAATGCAAATATTGTATCAGCAGACATTTAAAGTTGATGTAGCAGACACATATAATCAAGAGCATCACAAGTGGGAAGAGAATTATTACACTAATCCCAAGGTCACACATCCGAGTACCAAGATCGATGTACCTATACCTAAAGAATGGGTTTCATCATCTTACTCGAATGATGTTTGCCCAAGCTTTACTCATAAGGTCTTACAGATTTTTGTGATGGATGAGCAATCAAGAATAGATGAGCAATTCCCACACAAGTATTCAATCATGCTCCAAGATGATTATGGGGGCAGTTATGATTCATTACTAACAAGTAATAAATGGATGGAAGTAATTGATTTTGTAAATAACTATGGGGAGAAAACTAATGCAGATAAGTAAATGGGAGTTAAGCCCCGAATATATCATTAATAGATTGGATTCAATAATTGAGATAGCAAAAAATCATGAGATAGATGCAGATTCACAACTCGATGGATATGATTATCTCATTAAAGATGTAGAGAACTTTGCTAGTGAAATTAAAAAAAATAAGGTTGAAGAGGAGAAAACTAATGCAGATAAATAAAATAGAACTAAAGAATATTTCACACTATGCAAGAGGTTCAGAAGAAACACCTTGCTATAATGCAACAGTCTTTATCAATGGCAGGAAAGCTATTGAGGTTTCAAATGACGGAAGAGGTGGTATGGATTTTCAACATCAATATTCAAACAAAGATAAAGCTATTGTTCGACAAGTCAATGAGTGGTGTATCAAAACTTTTGGCACACGAGAAATAGAGTATACGGGTGACGGAGAAAAAAAATCATTTACAGTTGATCACGACTTAGAAGATTTCTGTCATAAGAAATTATATGAATGGTTGGATGCTAAAGAGTTGAAGAAAGATTTAAACAAAAAGTTTTTGTTTCTTGATGATAAGGAATCAAAAGAACTTAGGGCATATAAAAAAGTTAAAGGAGAA